CGCGTGGTTGGTGTGCGGGCTGATCGCCGGCGCCTTGATCATGGAAACCAGACCGATATCCGCCAGGGATGTCGAGCTTGGTCCGATCAGCCTTGCCCGCCACTTCATGGCGTGAACCATGGGATGATTGCGGGGAACCGCGCTTTCCCGCGATCACTATTGGGAGCGGCGAAAGCATCTCCCGCAGGCTCCTCGCGACGGCACTCTGAAAGCCGTCCGTTCGGAAGACGGGCGGCCGCTTTGTCCGCAATGAGTGGAAAGCGGACGCGCCAGGTGCATCTATGGCGTTGACTTGCAGCCTGGCCCCAGTTGGGCCAGCAACCCGTCATGAAGAACATTGCGACACTCATTCGCCGGCCGATCAAGGCAGGACGAAGGCGCGGTATGCTGTGGGTGCGGGTACTCGACGTCTTGCGGCTCGCCGTGACCGCAGAGGGCCGAGCGCGGTTGCTCACATTGCTTCTCTACCGGGACGAGGTCCATCAAACCACGCCCTACACGGCCGAGGACCGCTACCCAGAGCTGTTTGATTTCGTGGCGCATATCGCGCCTGGCGCTCGGCGGATTTCTCTCGTTCGGCTGCTCGACCGGCGAAGAGCTTTCGGCCCTCCGTGTCCGTTTCCCCGCCGCGGAAATCGTGGGCGCCGAGATCAATCCTAGATCCCGACGGGTCGCCGCCGGACGGATGGCCTCCGACGCCAAAACCATGATCATCCAGCCGCAGAGTCTCGCCGGCCGTTTCGATGTGATCTTCGCGCTTGCTGTGTTCCAGCGCGAACCACACAAGGTCGAGGAGATCGAAACCCAGGATTTGTCCTCGCGGTATCGGTTTGATCGCTTCGATGCCGCGGTGAAGAAGCTTGTCCACCGGCTCAAGCCGGGCGGCATATTGTGCGTAATCCATAGCCAATATCGGATCGAGGATTCGTCCGCCATCGAAGACCTTGAGCCGCTCCGGCAATCTCCCGAGTCGCCAGGCCCCTTCTTCGGGTGCGATGGGCGGCGACTGGTCAATGCCACAGCTCAAACGGTTTTTCGGAAGAACGACTGAGCGGCGTAGCATGCCAGGTACACGCACCGTTTCACTGCATGCCCGACGCCGTCGTCGAGAGGGAGTGCCCTTCTCGCGCACGCGCCGTTACCTCGGAGAGTTCACGTAGCTCCAAAATCCCCGGAAAACTGGCGCGCCCGGCAGGATTCGAACCTGCGACCTCAAGCTTAGAAGTTGGCGGGTTTGGCTTGCCGGGATTTGCACGGCTTTGCAGTTTCACATGTAAATCCGCTGTTTTCCGACTTTTCTGCTAGCAAGTATTTGCTTCCCTTTGCGGTTCATTGCGCTTAGTGTGATTGCTGCGTGATTGCTGATTGGAGGCTACCGTGGCTGTTGGTAAGATTTCAAAGGCATCGGTTGACGGCATTTCTCCCGCTTCTCGGGACCTGTTTTTGTGGGACACTAAGCTGCCAGGGTTCGGGCTGAAGGTGACGCCTGCCGGGAAGCGGATTTACGTCTTCCAGTATCGCCTTGGCGGTGGCCGGCGCGAGATACCCAAGCGCTTCCGGATTGGGGAGCATGGGCGGCCCTGGACACCAGAGAAAGCGCGAGCTGAAGCGGAGCGCCTTTGGGCGCAAACACGGCATGGCATCGATCCTGCGGCGGAGAAAAAGGCGAGAGCCGTGCGCGAGCAGGAGGACGCCGAGCTTTCGTTTGAGGCCGTCGCTGATCGGTTTCTAAGCGATTACGTCAAGCGCGAGTGGAAGGGTTCGTATCGCTATGCGGAGAGCATCCTTCGCCTCCATGTGAAGCCAATCTTGGGGCAGAAGAGCCTTACCGCGGTCACTCGAGCCGACTGCGCGAAGGTTCTTGATCGTATCCCTTCGGAGCAGATTGCGCTTCGGCGCAATGTCTATGCCGTGCTGCGGCGGCTGTTCAAATGGACGATCGGCCGCGGCATCGAAAAGTCGCCGCTCGACGGGTTGGACCCTCCAAAGCTTCCTGCGTCGCGTGATCGCGTCTTGAACGACGAGGAATTGCGCCTCGCGTGGCTCGCCACCAAGGCTATTCCATATCCGTTCGGGCCGTTCTTTCGATTGCTCACAGGTACCGGCCAACGGCGGGAAGAGGTTGCCGAGCTTAATTGGAGTGAGCTCAACCGAGGGAGGGCGGAATGGAACCTGCCCTCCGAGCGCGCCAAAAACTCGGAGGCTTCTATCATCGCATTGAGCCCGCTGATGGTCGCGGAGCTGGACGCGCTTGCTGACGGCGAGACTTGGCCCCGGCGCGGACTCGTTTTCACGACCAACGGCAAAACGCCGATTTCCGGTTTCTCCAAAGCGAAGGCGCGGTGGGAACAGGCAATCGTCGATCTCACTGCGAAAGAAGCCGAGACGGCCAACGGGGAGCCGGTGCAGCTGGCACCTTGGCGCGTCCACGACCTGCGGCGCACCCTCGCCACTGGCTTGCAGCGCCTTGGCGTCCGGTTCGAGGTTACGGAGGCCGTGCTCAATCACGTCAGCGGCTCAAAGTCCGGCGTTGCCGGCGTCTACCAGCGGCACGATTGGCTGCTCGAGAAGGCATCCGCGATGGAAGCCTGGGCAACGCATATCGAAGGGCTGCTGACCAAGGAAGATCGCTCGAACATCGTGAGCCTGGCCGATCATCGTGCCTGACGTAGCCCCAACTGCCCTCGCCGATCTCGGCGCTGATTGGCCCTCTGATTGGTTCACACCCGGCGTTGCCGAAGCGTGTTCCGAGATTAGCCTAGACGACCTTAGGCCAATTCTCGCCGCATATTGCGACGACGCCGACCAGATCAAGCTGCACTATCCTTGGGTGGCTTGGGCACTGGTTGGGTATCGTCATGAGCAACAGCGCCGAAAGCCGGAGGTCATTGAGGAAGCCAAGGTTCAGGCGCGCCTGCAGGGGCGAGAATTTCACGAGCTCGACTTCGCGTCAGGCGACTATGTGAAGCTCCTTCGCCACATCTCTGCCCTCGCAACCCAGCTGTATGACGCCCTCGACGTTTTCGACGATCGAGTGTCCGCCGCTATTTCAAACCCGCAAGCGTGGCGCGTGTACATGGCGGCAAGGCAGGATATTTTGCAGGAGTTTGGGGACGACGCGGGCGTTGCGCGCGAGAACTTCCTCGAATGGATGATTGGGCTGGTAGCGCTTCGATCCGGCATTGAGTCTGCCGCAGACAGGATCAGCGGAGCAGAAACCCTTGGCCTGTCGACCGCAGATCGGCTGCCCGGCAAACGATCGCGGACCAGCATTGCCGCGCGTCGGGGGGAACGTTTGAAGGGACTCGACAATTTCGTGTTTCTGCTCGGGCGCGTCTGGCACTCGATGACCGGGCGGCAGCCATCCGCATCTCGCGGGGGTAATGCTAAAGACGAGCCCTCCAAATTTGTGCGTTTCGTTAGTAACGTGGCTGGCTCGCAGGGACTGCCGCAGCCGTCGATTACACAGGTGAAGGGGTCGCTCGACCGCATGTTTCGAGCTGCTGAAATCCATGCCCAAACATGTGCCACCGCAGCCGGCCCCTGCCTTTAGGGTCCTTCCATTGCGCTTCGTTGCGCGGGAGGAAGCTAGATGGACACTCTTACCGACGAACTCCTCACCGAGACCGAGGTTTCAAACAAGATACGCTACAGCGTCTCGACCATTCAAAAGTGGCGGTCCGCCGGCCTTCATTTGCCGTTTGTGAAAACACCGGGCGGCGGCGTCCGCTACCGTCGATCGGACTTGGAGAAATGGATCGAGCGGAACACGGTAAGCAGCACCTCCGAAGCGGAGGTCCGCGATGCCTAGACCACCCACGGAAAGAGGCGCCCCCACCGCTGAGAGCGCCTCCCTTCAGACCGCAGCCGACGAAAGCCGCAAGGCCCGCGATACGACAACCCAAAGAACGGTTGAATCGCTGCCTCCGCTGGCACTTGCCTATGGCGCGACATGGCTGGCGGCTGAGCGTGGAATCGCTGCGCCTTGCGATGATGAGCTTCTCGAGCTGACCGGGTACAGCAGTCACTCGTCGCCCAACAAGATTTTTCGCCAGCTACAACGGCGCGGCCTAGTCGTCGCTCGAGGCTTCCAGCGCGGGCGCCAGGTCGAAGTCATCGCGATCGGCAAAAGCACCGCGCCTCCGCAATGCCAGGTGTCCCACTGGCGTCATCGGGCTCGGGGGAATGGCCGTGGGTGAGGTCTTCAAATTCCCCAGCCGCGGCCGGTCATCACCGAATGCGTCCTGCCCGCCGCCGAAAAACGATGGCTGGAAGGTCACCACGATCACGGCATCGGACCAGGATGATGCTTTTGATGTGCGAGCCTGGACTGGACGCCCTGACTATCCGACCACATCAACAATGTACTTGGGCCCTCGCGCAACGCTCGAGGAAGCCGCCGATCTTGCTCGAGAGAAGGCTCAAGCGCTGAAGATCGATGAAATAGTCGACTGCAGCACCACCGAACCGCCCGGACCGGGTGACGCGGCATGAACTACCACGAGATCATCGTGGCCCCGGATGACACCGGGTTTCGTGTCACCGTGGCTCCTGAAATGCCGCTGGACAGCCCCAACCGACTCTTTGCTGAGCAGATCCTAGCAATGACGTTCGCTCGCCTGTTGAGGCTCGAGCACGGTTTCAAGATTGTCGATCTGAGCGGCGAACGGAAGCCGCGCAGGGTGGCCCAATGACGGCCCTCGACATCAAGGCGATCCGCGCCTCGACGCCCATTTCCGTTGTCGTCGCACAGCATGTGAAGCTGACCCGTGCTGGCCGCGAATGGAAAGCCTGCTGCCCATTCCACGCGGACAAGACGCCGAGCTTCACGGTCAACGACGACAAGGGCTTCTACCACTGCTTCGGCTGCGGCGCGCACGGGGATCTGCTCGATTTCATTCAGGCGATCGAGCAAGTTGGTTTGCGCCAAGCCGCGGCGAGAGTCAGCCGCCTCCCGGTCAGCTACCGGCCGCCTCCCGCGGCCGACGATCGGGACAGAAGCGCTGAAGCGCTCGCAATCTGGCGCCAGGAGCTCGATCCTGGCGCCAGGAGCTCGATCAAAGGAACGCCAGCCGAAACCTATCTGCGTTCGCGCGGGCTAATCTGCGCTCTCCCCGAAAGCCTCAGGTTCGCCCGGCTCCCGTATGGCAAGCAAGGGCCGCTCCATCCCTGCCTAATTGCTCTTGCCACGTCGGTGGACAATCTCGCGACCGGAATCCAGCGGACGTATTTGAACGCGAGCGGGACGGGTAAGGCGAATGTGCCGAAACAGAAGCTCTCGCTTGGTCGCATTCGCGGCAGCGCAATCCGGCTCGCGCCCGACGCGGCTGAAATGATTGTGTGCGAGGGACTCGAAGACGGGCTCACCCTTCAGCAGGAGATTGGCGTTGCCACATGGGTCGCGGCCGGCGTGGGCAACCTGAAAACGATGGACCTTCCTGCTGGCGTCCGATCTGTCGTGATCGGAGCTGATGCCGACGAAAACGGTGAAGCGGGGGCTCGCGCGGCGGCTGATCGGTTTGTGTCAGAGGGCCGCAAGGTTCGCATCATCCGACCCTATGCCCCTCACAAGGACTTCAACAGTGAGTTGATGGAGATGGGCGCGTGGTGAGCGCCAGTCTCTCCGCAGCCGCCCGCCTCGCGACGGCAGAGGTCGTGGAGCCGTTGAGTGGTCCCCTAGTCCGAGCAACGCCGTACCAATGCCGAGATCCGCGCTCGATCCCCCTTCGCCCGTGGATATATGGACGGCAGTTTTTGCGGGGTTCGCTGTCCGTCATCGTCGCGCCCGGCGCGGTCGGCAAGACCTCCCTGTTAGTGGGTCACGCATTGGCGATGGTCACCGGCAGGAGCCTGCTCGAGAAGACGGTTTGGGACGGCCCTAAGCGGGTGTGGCTGTGGAATCTCGAAGACAGCCAAGACGAACTTTCAAGGCTGATTGAAGCGGCGCGCCTCCACTGGAGGATCAGCGAGGAAGAGATCGGCGGGCGGCTGTATGTCGACAGCGCCCTTGATGGCGCCGGCCTGTGCCTAGCGACCGAAGACAATACGGGTTTTCGGATCATGGAGCCGGTCGTCAACGCATTGGTCGACGAGTTGCTCGCGCGTAAAATCGACGCCCTGGTTGTTGATCCGTTCGTCTCTTCTCATGGCGTCTCGGAAAACAACAATGGAGCGATCGACGCGGTAGCCAAACAATGGGCGCGGGTTGGCGTCCGGGCAAACTGTGCGATCGGGTTGGTGCATCACACGAAGAAGCTGAATGGCGGCGAGACGACCGCGGAAGGCGCCCGCGGTGCATCAGCGCTCCCGAATGCAGCCCGCTCCGTTATCGCACTGAACCGCATGACGGTTGATGAAGCATCCCAATGGGGGATTGAAGGGGACGATCGGCGTCGATTTTTCCGGGCTTACGACGACAAGAACAATCGGGCGCCACCCGCCTCTAAGAGTGACTGGTATCGGCTGGCATCAGTGCAGCTCGGAAACGGGATCGCTGACGATCCTGGCGACAGTGTGCAGGTCGTTCTCCCCTGGACTCCGCCCGACGCCTTCACGGGCCTCACGTGGGAGCATCTGAGGGACATTCAGGCGAAGGTCGCCACTGGCACCTTCCGCGACAGTTCACAGTCGCCTGATTGGGCTGGAGAGGCCGTTGCGGAAGTGCTGGGTCTCGACCCAGGAGAGGCTCCAAAGCGCACGGGGAAGGATGTGGCGCGGATCAAGTCTCTGCTCAGCACATGGGTCCAAAACGGGGCGCTCATCGTCCGCGAAGAAAAGGATTCCAAAGGTAACAAACGCCCGTTCGTTCGGGCCGGGACGCCAGCTGAGCCGGAGTCGTCCTCACTCTGATTCTAAGGTGGGGAAAGGTGGGGGGAAGGTGGGGGTGCCTCACTGTCGAACCATCCACCCCACCCCACCCCTATTATAGGGTGGGTGGTGGTGGTGGTGAGGGCGCGGGCGAGTGTCGGGCCAAGTGGGGTGGTTAGTGCTCATTCGGCAAGGGTCGCGCACGCGCGAAGGTTCGCTCGACATTCGCCGCGTGGCCGAGGCTTCAAGCGAGGGCGCGAAATCTCATAGCTTGTGGCCTGCACTAGCAAAACTGGCCTGCGCAGGCTTCTAGCAACCACGCGGCAACCACGAGGCGATCAAACAGCCGTAGACTGTTGTCGCCACACTAACGGGTGGGAATAGCAATTCTCCTTACATGGCGATAAGAGGGGCAAATGAGCAAACTACGCCCAGCCCAGATGCTATCGCCGGCCAAGAAGCTGACGCCGGAAGTCCTCAAGGCGAACCCAGCGCTGGCGGCGTTGATACGCGCCAGGGCAGCGGAAATCCGGAACCTGGCGAAGAAGGTCCGAGATTCGGACCTTGGCGACGAAGAACAGCTAGAGTTTCCCCGGCGCTGAGCTCGGCGTCTCGGTAGGCAAAGAAAAAACTCCGGCAGAGTGACCGAGGAAAAGCCTTGGGTCTGCCGGAGCGTGCCGATGATATGCGCGAAACCGACGGTGAAATCAATCTCAACCAGCTCAAGCGCGGCAACCACGAAGCGTCCAAATCGCCGTCGTCTAGCTGTTCCTGCTCATCATCCTGTCCAAGGCTCGATGGTTCGCCAACTGAATCTTCGCCCGCTCCCGCAGTTCCTTCGGGATCGTCTGATCGGTCGCGGCTTTCTCCAGCGCCGCTACGACCATCTGCCTCAACTCCTGCGTTTCCTTTGCCATAGTCGTGCCCTTGGTCGATTCTCTAGCCCTGCGTCACCGCGATTCACCTATGCCCCCGCGGCCTTAGAAGCAACGCATGGGCCGCCCCTCGATCTACTCCCCGGAGCTTGCTGAAGCGATTTGCGCGCGGCTGGAAGCAGGAGAGCCGCTGGCCGCAATCTGCCGCGACGACGCGATGCCCGGTGTCCGTACGGTCCTGCGGTGGGCCGATGAAATCGAAGGGTTTGGCGACGAGTACACGCGCGCCCGCAATGCCCAGGCCGAGCACCTGGACGCCGAGATCGACCGGATAGCGGCGACAGCGACGGACAAGGACAGCGCCGCGGCCGCAAGAGTCCAGATACAGGCGTTGATCTGGCGAGCTTCGAAACAGGCGCCCGCAAAATACGGTGAGCGTGTCGACCTTCGCGTCGATCACAGCTTCGACCTCGCTGCGGTGATCGATCGGCGGCGCCAACAAGTGTTCGAAGGCAACGAGCGGCTTGGCCTTCCCGAACCGGACAGCGAGAAATGAGCACAAGCTCTCAGAAACGCCTGGCCGAAGACATCGCCGGCTTCGCGGCCGATCCTTACGGCCATGCCCTCTATTGCTACCCCTGGGGTGAAGGGCCGCTCCTGGGCCTTTCAGGACCGCGCCGCTGGCAGACGGAAGTGCTGCGCGAGATTGGTGATCACCTCAGCAATCCAGATACCCGGTTCACACCACTGAGGATCGCGGTCGCATCGGGCCACGGTCCGGGCAAGTCGACCCTCATCGGAATGATCGCAAAGTGGGGGCTGGATACCTGCCCCGATACCCGGATCGTGGTCACGGCAAACACCGAAAACCAGCTTCAGACCAAGACTTCGCCTGAAATCACCAAGTGGCACAACCTGTCCCTCACTCGGGGCTGGTTCCGCTCGTCTGTTACCTCGATTTCCTCGACACTGGCTGGCCGCGACCGCAGCTGGCGCCTCGATCTGATTCCCTGGTCGTCGCACTCGCCTGAGAGCTTCGCCGGCCTGCACAACCAGGGTCGCCGCATCATCCTCGCGTTCGACGAATCCTCGAATATCGACGACAAGATTTGGGAAGTCGCGGAAGGCGCCCTCACCGACGAGAAGACCGAGATCATCTGGCTGGCTTTCGGTAACCCGACGAGGAACGCTGGACGCTTCAAGGGTTGCTTCGGCACACATCGGAATCTCTGGAGAACCCGGCATATCGACAGCCGAACCGTTGAAGGCACGAACAAGGAATATCTCGACGAGCTCGTGAAGACGTATGGCGAGGATTCCGACATCGTGAAGGTGCGAGTTAGGGGCCTGTTCCCTTTAGCTTCAAGCCTACAGTTCATCGGCTCTGAGCTTGTCCAGGCGGCTCGCGAACGACAGATTGTCGAGTCTGCCATTCTCCCTTCGGACCCGGTGATCTTCGGCCTCGATCACGCCCGCTTTGGCGATGACAGCACTGTGCTGGCCATCAGGCAGGGCAGGGATGCCCGCTCCCGGCCGTGGAGCGTCTGGAACGGGGCCAATTCAATGGAGATCGCCGGCGAGGTCGCCGCGGAAGCCTCGCGCTGGAACCCGGATGCGATCTTCGTCGACGCCGGCGGTCCGAACGCGGGCGGCGTGATTGATCGCTTGCGCCAGCTTCTCGGGAACGATGCGCCGGTCCACGAGATCAATTTCGGCAGCAAGGGCCGGGAGGCGACGTGGAATGGAGAGGTGAGGGCGCGCACCGCCAACAAGCGGGCGGAGATGTACACCAACCTGCGGGCCTGGCTCGAGCGGGGGCTGATACCGGATCACGAGCGGCTGGCGGGCGACCTGACATCGCTCGAATACAGCTACAATGCGGACAACGCGATCCTGCTCGAGCGCAAGGAGCACTTGCGGGCGCGCGGCGTACCGTCGAGCGATTGGTCCGATGCCCTGGCTTTGACCTTCGCCGAGCACGTCGAGCCGCGCGATCTTCCTTCGTACCTCGACCCGGACAATTTCCGGCGCGAGAAGCCGTATGATCGCTACGCTGAGCTCGATCGCCCCTATGAGCGGGCTTGATCTTCAGAGGTACAGTTTGACCGCTACAGCGAGCTCTGATTGAATGTCCGCTTTCGACCCATTGCGGACGCTAGCAAGATGAAAAGGGCCGAGCCGAACGGCCCGACCCTCTTACCCTGAAAGAGCAGATTTACTGTGGGCGACGCGCTTGGGCCCAAGCCTGCTGGCTCGCAATCCAAGAGTCGCGCATTGCAAACCAGTCGAGACGGCGATGCGCCCACTGCTGAGCGGTCAGTGAGTCGCGCTCGAGCAGCCATTGGTCACGCATTGCCTGCCACTCTAGCCGTCCGAGCCGGAAGGCCTCCCGGAACTCCTCCATGTCCGCCTTCATTGCGCTGCGGACTTGCTTGGCCGAGGCGCGCAGCTGGCCGCTCCTGGCGGCCTGAGCCATGGCCTGCGCCTCGGCGCGGCGCTGCTGGGCCTGAAGCTTGTATTGTTCCGCCCGCTGCTGGGCTGTTAAACGTTGCTGCGCGGCGAACTCGCGCCCAAACTGCCCACGCTGGGAAGCAATGTCACCGGCACGACCAGAGGCGCCGACGCCGCCCATCTGACCGGGAGGTGTCATGGGCGGCCCCGCACCCTGGCCCCCGCCCGCTCCACCGGGGCGACCTTGTGCGAGCGCGCTGCCGCTCATCGCGACAGCGACGCATGCCGCGGCCGCAAGAAGTTGATTACGCATGATAAGTTAGCCTCCTGAAATCGACAGGTCTATAACGCATCAGCAGCGTGAACGTTCGATGAAAGGGGAAGCTAATGTCCGCTTTCCACCCAAAGAAGACATTCGGAGCGCCTGCGATTCAACACCACATGTGGAATTGTTAGGTCTACTCCACGGCGCTCAGGCGCGTGGAGAGGCAGCCATGACCAACATTCCGACGGACCAGGACAACGACCTGAGTAGCGGCCAAATCGGACCTGTGCAGACACCGCCGGCCAACGCTGCCGAAATCCTCTATCCGGACGATCAACCCAAGCCGGAAGGCGAAACCGCTGAGCCAGAACAACAGTCGACCGCGAAGGAAGAAAGCACCGACGCAGGCGACTACAAGCTGACAATGCCGGACGGCGTGCCGCTCGATCAGGAGCTGATGGGCAAGGCCGCGCCGGTCCTGAAGGAAATCGGACTCAACAACGACCAGGCCAGCCGCCTCGTGCCTCTTGTGACTGAGGTGCAGCAACGGGTCGTAATGGCCCTGGACGACGACTTTACCGCACTCAAGACCGATTGGGCACGAGAAGCGAAAAGCGACCCGAAATTGGGCGGCGCGCGCTGGAACGAAACGATGCGCCTGGCCGATTCCGCGATGACCGCCGGCGGCGCGCCAAAGGGATCTGAGTTCCGCGCGCTGCTGGACGAAAGCGGCCTTGGCAATCACCCGGCGTTCATTCGCGTGTTCCGGGCGCTTGGTGAGCAGCTTAGCCGTCGACCAGGGGCGGCAGTCCCTCCCCGGTCGCGCTCAGAAATTCTCTACCCGGATGACTAAGACCGCCCACCTTTTGTAAGGGAGATGCGTTATGCTAGAGAACTTAACTCGCAGGGGAGTCGACAGGATGGCGAAGACGAAACAGCACCAGAAACGCGCTGACGGAACTCGCTCGAAGCTAGAGACCGACCTTGACGACCTTGTCGATCGCCACGCCGATCATTCAGTTATTCGCGAGGCCATGGAGCGCATGGGCAACAACGCGCATTGTGTGAGCTACACGACGTATCCTGCCTGCACGTCCAACGCTTAGCGGATGGTCGCATGGCAAGAACTTCTGAGTGAAGCAAACGCTGCAGGCAGCAAATACGATGTCATTCGGAAGCGCCATCTAAAGAGGCTGAGCGGCTACACCAAACGAAACACGATTATTTACTATTCGGGCTGGCTCCAAAAACCCAATCTTGTCCAAGACCCGGCCCTTCCGCTCGGCATTACGGACGCCGATAAAAACGGCTTCATGTCTGCCATCCACAAAATGGACAGGGACAAAGGTCTCGATTTAGTTCTGCACACCCCTGGCGGAGACATGGCCGCTACGGAGTCATTAATCGATTATCTACGGCTCACATTCGGCTCAAATGTGCGAGCGATCATACCGCAAATCGCTATGTCCGGCGGCACGATTATGGCCTTGTCCTGCAATGAAATCATCATGGGCAAGGAATCCAGCATCGGTCCAATCGACCCTCAATATGGGGGTATCGCCGCGAATGCGTTGCTTGCAGAATTTGAACGTATCCGAAGAGAGATCAAAGACGATCCTGCCAACGCCCTGCTGTGGCAGCCGACACTAAGCAAGATCAGACCTGGTTTCATCACAGAGTGCGAGAGTGCACTAAAATGGTCGCAACAGATGGCGCGTCGATTTTTGGCTGACTGTATGTTCGCCGGCGAGACAAATTCCCGACGAAAAATCGATCGGATAATCAAACACCTGACGGAGAGCCCTAAGACCTTCAACCATGGGCGCCATATTGGCTTGACCGAAGCAAAATCGATATTTGGTGGCCATGTTGCAGAGCTGGAATTAGATCCGAGGCTCCAGGACCTAGTTCTGAGCGTCCATCACGCCGCCGCGTTAACGCTGCAAGCGACTGCGGCTATAAAGTTGATCGAAAATGACCAAGGGCGCGCTTACATGACCATGGTTCAGTTGGTGGCGCAGCCGCAGCCGCAACCGCTCCCGGGCTAGGGCCCTTGTCGCCTTGGCGGCCCCTACGATAGAGTCGGATTTCAATGTGACGCAGCGCTGATCGCCGCGATTCAACACCACCGAAGACGTCTCTATTTCCCGACTGAGGATGGGGGAGCGCCCGGTTCAATCATGGCCCCGCGTGCTCCCTCATCCGACCGATGGAGGCCATGATGAACGCTCACGCTCAGGTACTTACTCAAACAAGTTACGCAACCCGCCGCGCCGAATTGCAAGGCGAACTGCACGAGGCTGAAGCTCTGAACGCCAGTGCTGAACTTCGATTGTTTCAAGGTGAGATTGGCGAAGATGAGGTAGCGACCAATCGGGCCGCGATCGAGGCGATCAAAGCCAAGCTGTGTGGCCTGGAGACCGCCCATTCAGAAGCCTGCCGGCTCGAGGAACAGGAAGCCAACGAACGCGAAGCGCAGGCTCGACGCGTGGCCGCGGAGCAGATCAGGGCGATGCTGCCGAAGGGAACAAAGGCATTTCGCGCAGTGCTCAAGGCCATCGCGTCCGCCGCCCGCCATGCCGAGGATTACGACCGTATCAGCGAGGAAACCAGAGACCTCGCAAGGTCCATCGCACCGCGCAACGGTGACGCCTTTGTGAGGTTCGCCGAAGAGCTCGGGCCGCATGGCAACGGGCGCAACAAGGAGGCGTTGTTAGTCGATGCAATTCTTGCCAAGTCCTGCCTCCGGCTCTGGGGGGTTGGGCAGACGGCCGGTTGGGCTCATCCCAATGCACCAGAACTCGACGTGTTTATCGCTGCCAAGGCGAAACGGCTTCACCATCTGATTGCGGTCATGGCCGGTGAGGAGGAAGACTGATGTGCTTGCCGGCCGCCGCATTGCCCGCGCTCGCTCTTGCCTCCTGCGCGGCGCCCAAGGCACCCTAGATGGCGCGCGTGCAAATCTTTCAGGGCGGCAACGTCGATAACCAGGGCACGACCGACGCTCGTTACCGCGCCGCCGACTTCGGGCCGTCTCCGCTGGCCGAGGGCTTGCAGGCTTTGGGCAAGGTGGGAAGCGATGCGGCTCAGAAATTCGACGAGATTGAGGACGTGCGGGCTCGCGTCGAAGCCAACCGGCTGGCGATCGAGCACAGCGAGCTCACGCGCGGCCTGACGCGCAAGGTGAAGCAATCGCTTGGCGAAGGCGCAGAGGCGACCGCGCTGGAGACGCAGGAGGAACTGAAGACAGCCGACGCCGAAATCCTTGGTCGTGCGTCTCCTCGCGCCCGCCTGCTGCTTGAGAGCGATGTCCGCAATCGCAGCGGCATGGCGGTCGATGGCTGGCTCGACCACAGCTACCGGCAAAAGGCGGAAGCGCTTGAAACATCGTCGGTCGCGCGCTTGGATCGTGTGGTCGAGGACGCCGCCGACGAGGACGACGAGAACAAGGCGTTGGCGCTGTTGAGCGAAGCCGCTCAGCTCAACGCCAAGCGCGGCGAGTTCTTCGGCAAGGGGCAGGATTGGGTTGACGCTCAGAACGACGCGGTGGTTTCCAAATTCTATAAGTCCCGTGCGGTGAAGATTGCTACCAGTTTTGACGGAAACGGCGGCGCCCAGGCGGCGATCCAGTATGCGTCCAAGAACCGCGCCAACCTGAGCGATGATGACTACAACCAGATATTCAATGCCTATGACGACGAGGCGGTGAATGATTTGGGTCTATCTCTGGCTCTCGCGCGCGCGCGCCAAACAAATATCGTCGGCGTCGTGCAGGACGACAACGAGTCTCCGCAACGCGCCGATCCGGACGTGATCTTCAACAATCTGATCATCCCCAACGAAGGGACCACCTACGTCATCGACAACAACGGGGCGGGAGCCAAGTTCGGCATCAATGCCGCGTTCAACCCCGGCGTCGATGTCAAGAACCTGACCCGTGCTGGAGCCACGGCGATCTTCAAGCGCGACTATTTCTACAAGAGCGGTGCCGACAAGCTGCCACCAGCGATGGCAGCGATCCACTCCGACACCTATTACCTCAATCCGACCAAGGCGACGAAGTTCCTGCGCGAAAGCGGCGGCGATCCTGACCGTTACATGGAACTGCGGACTGATTTTCTCGCCGGGCTGCACCGTTCCAACCCGGCCAAATACCCCGACTATTCCGGGCGCAACAAAAGGGTGGCGGCATTCGCCGACCAGCTTGGCGACGGCGGGGCATTGCCGTCGATCGACGTGCAGGTGAACACGTCGATCGAGAGCATTCGCGACACGGTTTTCCAGACCCCCGGAGTGTCGATGAGGGTCAAGCGGGCCTATTTTAACGCCTTGGTTGGTCTCAAGCAGGGGCTGCGGCAGGAGCGCGAGGAGCGCGAGAGCGAAACCGGGAGGCTGTTGACGACTGAAGTGCTGAGGTTGGGCGACAATTTCACCAGCTTGACGCAGCTTCCGTTGAACCTTGTCACCCAGGCATCTCCCTCAACGCTCTCAGCGTTGACCAATGCGGCCCAGAGTAACAAGGAAACCAAGCCGCTCGATCCCAAGACTGCGGCGACGGTCGGTTTCCTCTCCAATTTCAACCCGCAGGCGTTCCTCGATCCCAAGGTCCAGGCTGACTTGTTGAAGCAGGGCCTCACACCCAAGCAGGTCAGCAGCCTTGCTCAGCAGGGCGGTGCGGCGGCCGGAACGATTGCGGGCGCCAAGCCTGATCCCATCCCGCGCGGTGAATTGGAAAGCCTCGCTCGGCCTGCTTTCGAGGCGGCGGGTCATTTTCTGTGGACGACCGAATCTCCGGGAGGAGAGAAAGGTAAGGAAGCTCAACTTGCCGAGCGCAAGGCTGAAGCCGCTCAACAGGCGCGGTTGCTGTCGACCTTGGGCGACGCAGCTCAGGCATGGGCGGTTCAGAATCCCGGAAAGCGCCCCGACCAGCAGACAATGAAACAGTGGGTGGGAAACGCTCTTCTCACGTTGCGCGGTGCTCCCTTCAGCACCCTGGATGATAGGCAGCTTGTCGGTCGGGCATCACCGGAGGTTGTTCAGGAAATCCGGAGGGAGCTGATCCGCCGGAATATCCGGCCCAGCGTTGCCGAGATTGCCAAGATTTACCGCCGCCGCGGCATGTTTAAAGGGACCGCGCGATAGTGGTCGACGACCGGATTTATGACCTCTCGGAACGCGAGGCGGCCTTCGGATCGATTTACTCCAGCCAGTATGGAGACGCCGCCAAAAGCACGTCAATACGGCCGCTGATCTTGCCCGCTACCGATGCAGCCTCAAGGTCGAGTGCGGTGGCTGTGGAGCGGCCAGGACGCTTAGCGCGATCGAGGTGGTCAAGTTATGTGGTGCCGGCAAGCTCGAGGCGATCCGCGAACGGTTCAAGTGCGAGCGGTGTGGGATGAAAGAGGCGCAGCTGGTGGTGCTGCCGCCCGTTTAGTTGCCTCGGTATCTGGCAGCTTCGCACCACCGCTTTAAAGCCGTGGATTCAGTGCGATCTTTGGTTTCGATCCGCGCGCCCAGGTATTCCCCTACGACAATCCAAACGGACTTCGATTGCTGGTGAACTTGCACTTTGTAGGGCTTGTCCCAGACCATAACCCTGCGCTCCACGCCGCCCTCCTTGCTGCGGCCTGTTTAGTCAGTCGGCTGCGGTGGATTCAAGACCGTCTCAATAACTGCCAGAGTGTTACGTAACGTCGGATTGCGGTCGAGCTCTTCCTGAGCGAAGTGCTTACTCCGCGGGAGATTGAGGCGCCAATGTTCGTGACCGCACTTGGTCTGACAGAAGCGCACATACTCGTCCCAGGTGGGCATCGACGTGTCTTCCTCCCACTCGCGCTCATAAGTCTCTTTGATCACCTGGAGGATCGTTTCAGATGTGACACCCCGCCTCGCCTGATCTTTCAAGCGTTGGCGAAAACGAGCTTGGCGCTCGGCATTTGAGAGGGGGGCCATGTGCGTTACTAACGGCATTGACAGTCGACCGTCAAGGGCGTTACGTAACAGGCGGGACGGCCGGATGCGCAAACATCGGCCGCCCCTGACCACCAACGCCTACAAGGAGGCATCAATGGCTAAGCTAAGTGTAGGGGCGGATTCCGCCCCCAACAAACTCTATCCCAACAAGCTCCACCCGATGGAGGTTAGTCCCGAGGACGTCCCTGAAATCTACGCGTCGGTCTGCAAGGGCGACTGCTTGGAGCCAGTCATAAAAGACGGTTCCTGCCTCGTATTTTCCAAGACCCAAGTGCCTAGCCCCGGCGATTTCGTTGGCTTCTGGCTACATCCGGATGCGGTCGATGCCGATGAACTCCCGAGACGAGTTAAGCGGCTGTACATTGGGCTGCCAGATGGCATGACGCTTCCCTATCGGCCCCACTTAGGCAGCGAATGCGAGCCGGCGATAGTGCTGGAGCAGCTCAACCCCCCAAGACTGTACCATGTGCGAGCCTCACGCATTCTGGCCGTTCACAAGGTCATTGGTGAAGCCGAAATCGATGGTGAAGGCAGGGCAACGCTTGTTCGCCAGCTGATCGCCGGCCGCATGATGCGAGTTTACCCAGAGTAGATCGACGGAGGAGGTGATTATGGCTGCCATTATCAGGGCCTTGCCGCGCCCAAAGCGGGGCAGGGTGCGTCGATCCCAAAGCATGGACGCTGCGGGCGAGCTGACACTTTCCGTCATTGCTCGAGAGGGGGGCGAAGCGCCTAGCAACGTCACCCGGTTACAGGCGCCGCCTGACCCAACGCCCGTCACCCAGTCGCCGGAATTGGCGCTCCTGATCGCGATCTTCTGCGCGCTCAATGATGAGCAGAAGACGAAGATTCGCGAACACCTTCGCTTTGCCGCATCCGCGGTTAATTGCCCGCACCTAGCCGGTGCCGCCGCCTTAGTGGCGCTTTCGTAGCGGAGCGTCACACAGACAAAATCCAGGGGAGGCGGCTGGCGGATGGAACTGTCCGCACCATACCACGGCTGATTGCGGGGTGATTGCTAGAAGTCGACAGCCTCACAGGTGCCTACAAAAAATGGCGGAAAACTGGCGCGCCCGGCAGGATTCGAACCTGCGACCTCAAGCTTAGAAGGCTCGTGCTCTATCCAACTGAGCTACGGGCGCGCGGATGGTCGAAGATAGCGGCAAAGCCCACTCGCGGACAG